AGGAGGACACCTGAAAAATTGGCACAAGGCACTACTGTATCATATTATACATGAAAATGTAGCAGATTTCTGAGATAAGGCAAGTACATATTATACATTGTAACGTATCATTTTATACATTGACAGATTCCAGGAATTATGTTAATATTAGGAGGGTGCTTGTCGCCAGATTTATAATTGGGCAGGGGGAGTGTCGAAGATTTTCTTGAGAAGTCATACCCCTGACTCTATACCTTAATTTTAACAAATCTCTGGAAACTTGTCAAATCAAAAGATACAAACTCATGTGACATATGATACAACTTGATGTGATTCACATTTCTTTACATACTATTGCACTATCCTGAAAATACCCTTAATATAGGGGTGTAGTTACGAATTCTTTTTATTATGTTCACTCTTCCAAAATCTGCTAAGTTCTTTTCAATCAACACTAACAGCAGAGACCTTGAGTATAAGGTATCAACAAGAGAAATTCTTCAGATCATCAGAAACAACCCACAGGGTTTGACACTCACAGAAATTGCAAAGATAGTTGACCCAGAGTGGTCAACCTTCAACTGTAAGAGAATGTTCAAGCAAGCGATTGACCCATTATGCCTTCGTGATGAGGTTCGTTTTTCAGTTTCGTCATCAGGTCGCAGAGTCAAGTACTTCCCAGTCAAAATCTCTAAGCGTTGGTTATTCAATGAACTTGTAAACCAGATGCTAAATGCCTAATCTAATTACTCTGGCAATGCCAATAAGTCCAGAGTAACTACACCACTTTTGACAGACTGTCAAGTAGATTGAAGACACATTCCCAATGACCTCACACTACACGACCCTGTATCAATTGATACTTGACAGTCTGTCAATACACCCTTTTAGACAGTGTATAATTTTATACCGATTTTTTGCCCGTATGGGGGTGAAAAACGCCTAAGTCCCTAACCTACAAAAGTATCCCAACGAGCGATATATAAAAAATTTCCGAAAATTAAAAATCCCCCTTAAGATTTTTCAGTATATGGTCTGCTATCTTACGATGACCTTCTGCATTTGGATGAGGTCTTTGAGATGATGTGAAGTAAGGAGACCCTGAGTCTTCGTCCCCTCCAAGTATTTGATAGATACAGTCAACTGGTTCATCACTCAATTTTTGCCATAAAGATCTGTGATATGCAAAGTAGTCTTCTTCCCATGCAGACTTATGATATAACCATCTATCTGTATGAACGCCCCTATTGATTTTCTTTGAGAGTTGTAGAAAATAGAAAGGTATCTTCTTTGCTGTAAGATAAAACTCTAGTAAAAACTTGTTTTTATAGTAATTTGCAATATCATCTTCTGGTGTAGATAATTTGGCAAAATAATCTTTCACTCCTTTGCTTGGGTTACTTGCATTGACACGGAAGTATGGTGATGTGTTTGGTAATGGTTTTTTGATGTTCAATATTTCTCTTCTCGAATACTTTGTAAATTGAATGACTGCGAAGTCCACTGGTTCTTTCTCACAGTACTTGATAGTCTTACGTAGAATACCATCATTGGATAAACCTGCTTCACTTCGATTCAGATGTTTCATTTGAAGTTGATTTGCCACAAGTGATGAGAATCTTTCTTCCTCTGGGTTCTCAAGTTCCATTCCCATTGTGAAAGAACATCCAACAAAAAACATCATAGTCTGTTATCCTTTTTACCTCTACTTATAATATATTCTTTCGCAACCTCTGTCATTCTTCGATAGTCTTCGTATGCCTTCTTCTTCTTTTCCTTCTCTAGACGATTCATTTGACAGTATACATGGTGCATAATTTGCCTTGGAAGATTTTTCTGTACATGAAAGGTCTTTGCCCAATCATCTTTGTCAAGATCGAAATACTCATAATCGATACCAGCCTCTCGTAATCTCTCTTCTACTTTATACCACATGTGAAATACTGTAAGATCTAAGTGGTGCCATACTTTCTTTTTATCGACCTTCCACCAAGGGTCTGAATCAGGAAAATACTCTCCCCAGTTGTCAAGTTGATTGATTGCGGATTCTACCAAGTCTGACTTATATGGTACGATATTAGTGTGTGAGCGAAACCAGTCTGAGATCTTCACACCATCAAACGAATAAGCAGCACGACGATGATAAGGGAATACGGTATGACACTCTGGAATATCAGTTATGGGTAACTCAACAAGGTCTTTTGATTTGTTCTTGATCTTATATCTGTCTCGGTAGAAATACCTATCTTCGATTCCTCGTACTTGAAATCCTCCAAGAGATCGATGTGAAGGTCCCATTGCTTCTAGACCCATGTTCACAAAATCTGTGTCTCTCTCCCAACCAGTAGTTTTTATAGAGTATTGGTTTGGAGTTTCTATTTTTCGAGAAATGATATCAGCTTTTCGAGTTACATCCCACTGAGAATCGTATCGAAGTGGTTTAGGTGCCGAGTGACAAATATGCTTTGCATGAACAATGTGGAATGGATAATGCTCAACATAGGATTTGTCGTTGTATATCATCAACTTCTTTACAAATCTCTTTGCACCAGTGCATCCGCCCCAGTAAACAAACATTAGATCATCTCCTTATATGGCATTTCTTCCCATATCAGATAATTGTCTGGTTTAGGTGCTAAAAGATAACAATCCTTATCACTTGTTAGATATGCTTCGACTAATAACTGTATATCTGCTGACAGTGCATCATTCGTATCTGAAAGTCTATGATTACTCTGTGCAAGATATATGAGTCCACCTGTCAGAAATGCTGAAGCAAAATATCCGAGAGTTGCGACTCCTAACCACTTATTATTTGTCGTTTGAGATTTCATCAGTATGAGGATCGAACTTACGTAATATGTAGAGAGCAATCGAAGCACCCATAGCAGACGATGCTAGAACAATCAAAAATAAAGGCATAACAATCATATAAAAGAAAAGAGGGAGGTTGGATTCCTGTATACCAACAAACAACGGGCATTACTACAGTAGTAAAAACGTTGTTGCCTGAGACCCGATTGGTTGATCGGTTCTACTTTCGTAGCAGCACCACCTGTGTCTCATCACCTTAACCAGCAGTTGCCAGTAAGTTTATTCAGTCACTCCCATGTTGCGTCCAACATACATATCATAACACCTTGATTATGACTTGTCAACAATGAAAGTATACTTTGATGGATGTTCATGGGTAATTGGTGAGGGATTGGATAATCAACGTGAGCAGAGATTCTCAAAGATACTATGCGATAGGTTGGGTGCAGAAGAAAAGAACGTTTCATACTCTGGTGCATCAAATGATCGAATAGTCAGAAATCTGTTAGTTGAGAATAATATTCAAGAGTTTGATCTGGCAGTGATCACCATGACCTTCCCTGCCAGAACTGAGTTTTATAGTCTCCCTCCCTACAAAGGTTGGATATCAGTTGCTCCGAAATATAGTTTTGTTGATATGATAAGAAGACTCAGTAAAAAAATACTTGAGAAAGAAGTTGTAGACACATATAATACTCCACTAGCAAGACTCACAGATCAAAAAGAATTCTGGAATGATTATTACCGCATCGTGACAACAAATGAGTTCTTTGAGATGAAAGAAAAAATACAGAAGATCACAATTGAAAGTTACTGTCGAGACAAAGGAGTGCCACTTGTGCTTTGCACTATAAATCCTTTCACAAAGGAGAAGTTTGACTTACACATAAATCACGAGGGACTCCCACTATTTGATCATGGACACCCATCTGAAGAAGGTCATCGTATGATTGCAGATGACATACATAATTATATACTTACTCGTCAACAATGAAAATATATTTTGATGGATGTTCTTGGACATGTGGTGAAGAGTTAGAGAATCGTGAAGAGCAAAGATACTCTAGGTTGATAGCAAATGACCTAGGTGCAAAAGAGAGAAACTTTTCTACCTCTGGTGCATCAAATGATAGAATGGTTAGAAACCTTATGGTAGAGAACGATATAGAGAAATATGACTTGGCGGTTATACAGATGACTTTCCCTGCCAGAACTGAGTATTACAGTGGCGTTGAATATGATAAAGATGTACATCCATCAGGGTGGATCAATGTCAATCCAAAGTATAAGTTCAGTTACTTTCTACATTTGAGAAAGGCGATAGGTGTCAAGTGGGCAGATATGAGCACTAAAGATTCGTTATCAAAACCAGAAGAACATGAGGTATATAAGAACCTACATGAGAAGTTTCACTATGATAAGCGTTTCTGGAAAGAGTATTATAAGGTAGTGACAACTGAGAAGTTCTTCAATACAAAAGAAAACATACACAAACAAACAATTGAGAACTACTGTAAGATAAAAGGAGTGCCTCTCATTCTTTGCTCTATCAATTCTTGGACTAAGTTGAACTTTGATTATATGATGAACACAACTCACCCTAGCAAGAGAAAGGATTTGAACAAACCAATCTTAGATAGAAATCTAGTACACCGCTATGGTCATCCGACAAAAGAAGGTCATAGAATGATAGCAGATCATCTTATGGGTATTATCAGGAAAAAGATATGAAAGTAAATTTATTCTTTTGTGGTGACAGTTATACTTGGGGTGAAGAGTTACAAGGACCTGAACAGAATCACGCTAAAAGAGAAAAAGAAAGGTTCTCGAATCTGGTAGCGGAAAGGTTAGGTAAAACATATGTGAATATTTCATGTAGTGGCACAAGTAATGATTGGATTGTCAAAAAAACTATTGAATGGTTTGAGGAAGGTAATACTTGTGATGTTGCAATCATTCAGTTTAGTCAAGAGAAAAGGTGGTTGTGGTACGATAAAACTGGCAAGACACATCACATGCCAGCAAAGTGGATGGAAAGAGATTCATACCTTTATGCCAACAATGACAAAGAACAAGCACAAAAAGCATACATGAAGCACGTAGCGGTGAATGATCAATTCTCTATTGATAATTATTGGAAAAATATGTTTATGATACGCAATTATCTCAAAGATAAGTGCAAAGTTATTCATCTCAATCTAGGCGAAACACCAAGAGACAGAAGATATGGTAAACCTGAATGTAGAAATGTTTGGTATAGTCTAGTGGGTCACGATATTGAGATCATAGAACTGAAAAATATTCTAAAGTTGCCAGTTGAAACTCGTATCTCACAAGAGAATCGAGGTCGATGGAAATGGTACAATCCTAATTTTACTCGTGATCTTAAAAGTGAAGTGCTAGACAATAATCTAAACAAAAGATTTTCTGGATCACATCCAAGTGCAAGGGGTCATAAGATTATTGCTGATAAAATTTTCGAGCAGCATTCATATCTTCTTCAAGAATTTTCTTAGGTAGCGGTTTATCTAAACCAAACGTAGAGTAATCATTATTCAACAAAGCAGCATCTAAATCAAACTTTTCAAAAGGTATTTCATACTCAGTAAGTAAACCTTCAATCAAAGGTGTAAGTTGCTGACTACACTTTAGTACCTTTTCTCTCTTCTCCTTCTGCACAGTAAGCATATTGAATAAGTATTTTTCGTGTACCTTGTCAGTTTTGTATGGTATGATATTACGTCTCTTCTTTAGTTCACTAATCGTATAGTCTAGATCTACCTTCATATTAGGTTGTCTTTTCTCTACCATCTCATTGAATTCTTCAGTTCCTACCTTACCATAGTATCCAAATAATAGAAAAGGATTCACTATGAGATCTTTTTCAAATACTCTATTGAAAGACTTATATAATACTTGTGGATCAGTTGACCAACCACTCTCTCTTTCAATTCCATCTTTACCCCAATCAGACTTGAGATCATACTCACCATCTATGATGCAAGCAGGTTTGTGAAATTTAGTTTTGATATGATTATCTTCTTCATATAGTATATGAGAACGCTCACCACCACTATATAATATAAAAAATGCAGGCCACTTCTTTCCTGAGATTGTAGAAATAGCAGTTGTCTTTCCATTCAACTCAAATAGTTGCCATATCTGCATCTTACCACTTCTAATTCCACCCCAGTATGTGAACATTTTGTTTTTTCCTTGTTATTTACCCCTATTTATTCATGATTTTGTTTTCTGGATGTAGTCTAACATACGGTGATGAGTTAGAAAATCGAGAAAAAGAAAGATTTTCAAAAGATCACACTAATATTGCCCAGTGTGGTATGTCAAATGACATGATTGTCATGAAGACAATAGAGTATATTGAGCAAAATCCTGATGTTGACTACGTTGTTACTCAATTTACTGTGCCAAGAAGGATAATTTACCATAAAAATGGTTGGAAAAACATAACTCCTTGGACAAAAAACACTGAGTCAAGGGTATATTACAAGTATTTGGACTCTCAGGAGTTGAGAATGTTGAATTTGTGGAGGAATGTTTATATTTTAGAGCAGTATTTACGAGATATTCCACATTATTTCTGGAGAGCGAGCGAAGGATCAGAAAAAAATATGGAGAATGACTGTATTTTCAAAGAGTTGGTGCCTTGGAGCGACATGGTGACCTTGTATGACCTGATTGGCACCCCAGAAACACACCCCAAACATTATGTTACTGGTCACCCTAGCAAAGAAGGTCACAATTTGATCGCTCAACACCTCCAAGGCGTTGTTCCAAACTCATTATACCACTCATCATAGTACTTTGCAAGGTACTTTCGACCAAAAACCAAGTCATCATGGGTCAAATCCTCTAAATCCGACTCATACTGGTCAGCAAGGTTCTCATAGTGAGGTGCTTTTGTTCCCATTTCAGGATAATAGCAGTTAGGCCATAGGTTTTTGATGTCAAACTGTAAAAAATTGCTAAGTTTTGCTAAAGCATCATTCTTTCCTCCCCAAAGATCTTCAGAAACCACACTTGTGGTATCAAAAACGGACTTATAATACTTTATTCGCTTGACATATTCGCAATTTATGCTATAATTGCCTATCTTAAGATAACTCCAGTAATAATCTTTGGAAGTTGGGTATTTTTTACGTAAATTTTCGTCATTTTGATATTTGTGAGATAATTCACTGTATAATCTACGAACTGGATCACGAAAAATGATCAAAACTTTGATTTTGAAGTGTTTTTTCAGTTCTGGAGCAATTTTTTCTAAAAAACTTAGTGGTAATTGAGCATTGCTGTTTGAAAAGTCGGCAACATACGAATATTCGTGTTTTACTCTTTGATAATGTCGAATATAATAGTTGATGTAAGTTTCAAGAGTTGGTTTTGTGTACAATTCATGAATTTCGTCTAAATTTTGATGAAATGCATATTTACTTCGTCTTCCCCACTCATATTTCCAAACTGGACTCATAGAATCTTTGATTAGATTCTCATAATCAGGTTTTCGCCATTCCCAAGCGTTATTAGTGTACACATGATACAAAAGATGATCTTCTTTCTTCAATCCAACGTGAGCACATTTATTTGAGCACTGTAAAGTCATGTAGAGAGGACTTGTAGCACACCAACCAGTACCTGCACCGATTATAAGTGGAGTCCTTAATTTCATAACTATATCTATGAAACCAAAAATGCTTCTGATTGGGGGGTGGGGTTGGTCTGCAACTTCTCCACTTGTTTATACTTTGCAGCGTAATGCCAAGTACGCACATTTTGGTTATAGTAAGATTTTAATGTGGTTTTTCAAAACACATAAAAATGAAACTATCAATATATTTGATCATGTTTTGAATGGAACTTGGGAAAATTATATGAGTTATGAACCAGCCACTCATAACATGAATCTCACTGTTGACCTTGAACCTCTTAATGATTTTTCTCTTTCGCACATAAAGAAACTTATGACAAGTGAAAATTTTTTTCACGCTCTCATAGATTTTTATCATGCAGTCTTTGATCATGTCATAACAAAAGGTTATAAGTCTGTGGGTAGAGTAATGACAACTAATGAAGAGGAATTTCATAGATTACTTCTGAAAGAGTTTGATGTCAAAGTTCTTTCAATTGCGAGGGATCCTGTTCGTCGTGCTTTTTCAGAATACCTTTGTAAACTAAAAATAAGAGGAAAATTTCAATATAAGTTTATTGATTATATGAGGAAGATTCATAAACTTCATAAAAAATTTGGTGAAGATAATACTCATATTACTGTTATGGAAGAACTGTGGGAAGACGATGGCACTGCAAAAAAAGAACTTTCAAAGTTTTTAGACCATCAAATTACAGACCTCTGGAAAAATCTCTACTCTCCAGATAGAGGTCACCTTGTAGAATATGATAAAGACGTGCCTTGTCAAGCGTATGGACAAGACTTACTTGAACTTACACCTTATTTGTACTATTCTATGAAAAAGCAATGTCAACATATATACGATGATTGGGAGGATTTCTATGGTTCTCTTCCTCTTCATTGGGGACAACCAATAAGTTACTCATGAAACCAAAAATGCTTTTAGTTGGTGGATTTAGTTGGTCAGCAACTTCTCCACTTGTATATACTCTTCAACGTAATGCCAAGTACGCTCACTTTGGTTATACTAAACAATTTAAATATCTCGGTCCTGATCGCTATCCAAGTTATCAAGGAAATCCTAAGTCATCAAGAATACTGACCAACATTTACGATCAAGTACGTAACAATACTTGGGAAAATTATATGAGTTATGAACCTAGCACTCATAGAATGAATCTTACTGTTGATCTTCAACCTCTTCATGATTTTCCTATTTCACACTTTGACAATCTGATGACAGGTGAGAGAACAGAAAGAAAACAATTAGATTTTTTTCACGCACTCCATGATCATGTTGTTACTAAAGGTTATAAGTCTGCAGGTGATTGTTACTTAGGTTACAAATCACATAGAAGAGATTTGGAAGAATTTTTTGCATTACTCAAGTCTGAATTTGATGTCAGATTTCTTCTAATTGCAAGAGATCCTGTTCGTCGTGCTTATTCACAATATCTCTATAGACAAGAAAAGAAAAAGGCAGGTGAAGCAGATGGATTGTTGACACCAGATGGAACGCAGACAAATAGTAAAGGATTGGGAAAAATAATCAATAATCAATTCCAATCGTTTGGTTTTTCAGGTCCGATTGAAATCAATTTTACAAACTATATTAAAAAAATCAAGCGTATCTATGAAGTCTTTGGAAAAGATAATGTTCATGTTGCTGTTATGGAAGAACTTTGGGAAGATGATGGCACTGCAAAGAAAGTGCTTTCACAATTCCTAGATCATCCTATTGATAATCTATGGAAAAATCTTTATTCTCCAGATAAAGGTCATTTCGTAGAATTTGATAGAGATGTCCCCTGTCAAGCGTATGGACAGAACATGGAACTTACGAAAGAGACATATATCAAACTAAAAGAACAATATCAAAAAATTTACGACGATTGGAAGGATTATTACGGTTCTCTACCTATGAACTGGGGAGAACCGATAGATTACAAATTTGATTATTGGCATATCTAATGAATTTACAGATATATTCAGATCCGTGGGAGTATGGGATAGTTGATAATTTTCTATCACCAGATCGATTCAATACTATTCAAGATTTAGCAAGAATCGAGTTTGAAAAATATAAAAAAGTTGGATCAAACACTCCCACTGGAAAATACACTAATTATGTAAAAGATGACTTGATTCCTGAACTTACAAAGGAATTCATGTCTTTTCAAGATCATAGAAAATATAATAAATTAGTAAAATTGAATCATTGGGTTATTATGTCACCTAATACAGTTTACCCCTGTCATATTGACAATTCTTCAAGAATACATACGTCAGTATTGTATGTGGCTCCTGAAAAAAACAAAGGCACTATTTTGTGCGACAATCCTTCCACGAATGATAACGGGGATCACAATCAACCCGATAAACCTTCAGATAGAGAAGTAGAAATTGAGTGGAAACCAAATAGATTGTTCGCTCACAATCCAAGACCTAAAACTTGGCATAGGTTTATGTCAGGTGACAATGAAAGGGTAAACCTAACTGTGTTTTTTGCTGACCCTGATAAGATACTATCACACAGAATGGACTTTGATTATTTTATAGATTGTGACTAAACCAATCCTTCATATAAACGCAGGGGTAGGGTGGTCTGCTACAAAACCACTATGCTACACTCTTGATAACGTGGGTTATGGTCATCATAACTTCACAAGTGACAAAAAGGGTTCAACAACAGAACCTAATATGTTATATTATTTGTATGAGAGAAAATATAAACCAGTTCATGCAAGATACTATTGGCACACTGATCACAAACATAGAAAGTTTGATTTTGTCAGAAAAAATACCACATTGCCATGGTATATTGAGTATATGAAGAGTAAAGTAAAAGATAGTCATAGAGGTGTTTGTGATTTCTCAAATAGTAATGGTGATCTACCAGATTACTTCCTAAAAGAGATAGCACCTGCATTAGAAGAAGAATTTGACGTAAGAGTTACAATGATTTGGAGGCATCCTGTTCGTAGATCATATTCGCAAATTTCTGCATGGTATAAAATGAGCACTGAAAATGATAAAGCGTATGAAGGGTGGAAAATAAGAGATCCAGAAAAACTTGCCTATTGGCAGAGGATAAAGGAGCAGTATCCTGACAGTATTTCTTTTTGGAAATCAAAATTAATAAACCCAGAACCATTTTTAGTTCCTGATTACATCACAAATTTAAAAAATTGGAAATCCGCTTTCAAAAACGTGTATCCTGTTATTATGGAAGAAGTGTGGGAAGATCCAAGTGGTTTATCTGACTTCATTGGTATGACAATTGACAAAATGCATGATAACGTATATTTTCCAGAGAGGGGAACAAAAAGACCAGAAATAGAAGGTCTCAGAGATCAATGGAGTTCAGATATGCAAGATTTGTCAAATGATGATTTACAATATGGTAGAAATAAGTTAGCATGGGTTTATAACAACTTTAAATCATACTTCAACTACATACCGAGTCAATGGGAAAAATAAAACTACTTCTCAATACTGGAACTTGTTTTTCTGCAACATCACCTTTCCATTACACAGTATCATGGGATCATAAGTGCGTTTACACTGGTCATACAAAGGAACATATGTACCTTTTCAATATGATGATGGGTGAAGATAATATTCGTTTGGATGGTAAGAGACCTAGACCAGATGTTGCAAAAAAACGTAAAAAACCAGATTTACTCACTCACCTATCTCCATATGTTGTTGGTAAGTGGACACAAGAAGAAGAAAATCGATTTTTTTACGATTCCTTATCCATAGAAAATTATATTTGGTATTATAAGAAACATTGGGAAAATTGTAAGCATGATTACGAGTGGGTAGGTGATTTTTCTAATCAAAATGCATTATTGTCGATACCATTCATGCAAACTATCAGAGATCAATTGTTGGAGCACTTTGATATCAAAGTTACCATGCAATTCAGAGATCCGATCAGAAGATTGTTTTCTGTGGCAAATAAGTGTGTGAAAAACAATGAATATCCAAATATGACACCTATACAGGTAATGTATCAGTGGTTGTCTGGTAGATTTGAACCTAACGCTTATTATTCATCGATATATCGAAGACATGCACTTATATGGGGTGTAGAAAATGTAAGAGCGATAGTAATGGAGGAATTGTGGAATCCAGACACACAAAAACAAGAATTAGAGTATTTGTCCGATTTCTTGGGATATAATTTTACGAAAGTCCACGAAAACGTATATTATCCAGATATGGGTTCTAATCCACCAAAATATGAATATTTGAGTGATCAATATAACTCTGACAAAGTAGATATCACCGATGATCAATATAAAGCTTGTGCAAGACTAATGAAGTCAGTATATGCAGAGTTTGAGAAAACATTTGGGTATATACCAGATGAGTGGAACAAATAAACCATTATTACTAATAAACGCAGGTGTGTCTTGGTCTGGGACTAAACCTTACTGTAAAACCTTACATAGTCGTCAAAAAATTGCACATCATGGCATAGTTCATGAAAACAACATATTATACTATCTTTACCTACTACAAACCAATCAAAAACAAGCAAAACGGTATTTTGACGAAAAACACAATTATAGAGTGCAATCTGCCATTGCTAATCAAAAAGTGCACAAGATTGTATCAAGTAGCATGTATACGCCACTTGATTCGACATATTGGCAAAATATCTTCAAAAAACGAACAACGATTCACACTTACATAAAATATCACCTTGATCTTTGGGAAAGGTACAAGAAGAAAGGATATATTGGATTATCAGACTTTTCAAATAGTAATGCAGTTTTACCCTCTGATTTTCTGGCATCTATCAAAAATGAATTAGAAAAGCACTTTACTGTCAAAGCAACGATCATATTTCGTGATCCAGTTAGAAGATGGTATTCTGAAGCGTCAGTAGAATATAAACACAATACAGGTCAGCATCCTATGGAGTGGATAGGAGGAACATTAGATGTAACTGGATATAAGGATAGTATTGAATATTGGAAGTCAAAAAGCATAGATCACAATTGTGACTATCTGAAGATCTATAATAACTATAAAAAAGTGTTTGACACCCATCCAATCGTTATGGAAGAGTTTTGGTACGACCAGAGTGATCTCTGTGACTTTCTAGGGTGCGAAATCAATGAGATCAATGCAAATGTCTATTGTCCTTACATTGGCGTAAATCATGACAATACACCTGCAGATCTACAAAAATTATCAGATGAGGACATAACTTGGGGTAAAAATAAATTGAAAGGTGTGTATCAAAAGTGGGAGAAAGAGTTTGGATATATACCTCAGTCATGGTTATAAAATGAGAAGACTTTGGAACTGGATCAAAGGCGAGTACAAACTTTGGAAACTTCGTCGTCAAGACCCATACATCTATGAGGATGATGAGGATTAAGATCCATGATCAATTATTGGGCAACACCTAACATGGGTAAGATGCACTTGATGCAGCTTATTGAAATCAACAAAAAGACATATACAAAAATAAAGCACCCATTTTATTATTACACACAGTGGCATGATCCTGATGATTACAGAAGAAGAATAGAAAAGACATACGTAATAAGGAAAGGATCGTCAGTGGTAGAGACACCAATAAAGACCAAAACAACATTTGGTCAAGAACCTCTTGTACGCACGAAAAAACAGCATCCATATTTGAATGCAGCAGCAAAAAGTAACATAAGTGTTACAAAACTACACTCCAACACGAGTGAAGTTGGTGGTGACCTCATGGTTCAATACTTTGGTGATGTCAATGATAGGACACCTCCTGACATTCTAATGAAGAACAGAGACCCTGTTGAAATATTCTTTACTGACAAATACTTCGCAGAACTTCAAGAACATTTCCCAGTATCAGCAGGGCAAAACTATCTTGAAACTTTTTTAGAACCATATCTCAAACCTGAAGGAGTTCATCCAAGTATTGTACCTCATATAGATGACCTATGCGATGTTGATATAGTATTTGATCCTTTTTCAATCATGGGGAGACATATGCTAGGTGCTAATATAAAATTCCAACTTCATCCTCAAACTGAGGAAGAGAGATATGTTATAAAAAAATATAAGCAAAGACATAACATCATTCCATACAAGGAGGATTTGGTTGATTGTTTTGCGAGCAAATTAAAAAGATATACTAACAAACACGTATTGAAAAGATTTGGAACTCAAAACGCTGCTAAATTATACGCAATCAAGAGAGGTATATTATGGAATTATCTCGACATTGTAGTTTCGCAAGTAAGGAGAATTGAAAACTATTTCTCTACAAATAAAATAACACCTTACTATTTCAACATGGATAGAGATAGTTACAAGGATACTTTTGGTTTTGAAGAGGATCCACTAGAAAGAACTAATACACATCCTGGCGATTACGAAGAACGAGCGAGGTATGAGAAGATAGCAAAGGAATATATTTACAAAAGAGGTATGAAAGATATGAGGAGACGTGGTAGAATATATGAAGTGGGCAGTCCTGAAGGTCCCATTAGTATTAGACATGGTATTATAGAATGATTGGATTCAGTGAAGGATTTCACGATGCAGCAGTTGCTGTAGTCAATGATGGAAAGATTTGTTATGCCACTCACTCAGAAAGATATTCTAAAAGAAAGCATGATAAACATCTAGACATCACTGCTGCGTCTACAGCACAGTTATTATGTCATGATGGTAAGATAGCATTTTATGAAAGACCGTGGTTGAAGAGAACACGGCAGTTCTTCGCAGGTCAGAAGGCATGGTATAGACCTAGGCATCTGTCACTCAAACCCACAGAGTATCATAGTCACCATAAGTCTCACGCAGCAGCAGCGTTTCAGACATCACCATTTGATGAAGCAGCGATAGTTGTTGTCGATAGTATAGGAGAATGGGATACTACATCGATATGGACTGCGGAGTACAAAGACGGAAAAGCAGTGTATAAAAAGAGATGGTCGCAGTGGTATCCGCAATCTATTGGGTTGTGGTACTCAGCACTCACGAAGTGGGCGGGATTGCGTCCACTAGATGAAGAGTATATCTTTATGGGTATGGCAGCGTTTGGTAATCCTGTGAATATGAATGTGGTAGAAAGGCAGTTACATAAGAACAATCACAAAGGAGCGAGGATAGGAGATTATAACAAGTGTGATATCGCAAAGAGTGCGGAGAGAATATTGCAATTAGAACTCAATACAATATTTGCTAGAGCAGCACAGTATAGTAAGCATATCTGCTATGGTGGTGGTGTTGCCCTCAACTGTGTCGTAAACACTGGATTGAGGGAAATGTACAACATGTGGATTATGCCTTGTCCTGGTGACGCAGGGGGTGCTCTGGGGGCAGCATGTCTAGCATATGGTAAGAAAGTTGCTTTCAGTCCTTACCTAGGATATAATATACAGAAGTTATGTGATCCAAGGAGAGTTGTCGATGCACTCCTCAAAGAAAAAGTCGTGGGGGTTGCAAATGGCCGTGCTGAGTTTGGTCCTCGTGCTCTCGGTAATAGAAGTTTATTGGCGGATCCAAGGGAAGCTGGAACAAAAGACCTAGTAAACGAAATAAAGAGGAGAGATAAGTTCAGACCCTTTGCACCTGCAATACTTGAGGAACATTGTCAAGATTACTTTGATATGCCTAAACAATCAAGGTATATGTCTTATGTTTATAAATGTAAGCAGCAGAAGGCGATACCTGCCTGTATACACGTCGATGGATCTGCTAGGGTACAAACAGTACCAAAAAACTCAGATAGTATTCTAAGACCCATACTGGAGTGCTGGTACGAACGTACTGGATGTCCTGTGCTATTGAATACATCTTTGAATATAAAAGGTAAACCTATGGTAAACACCATAGGAGATGCAATACAATTTTCACATAAGTATGATGTCACTGTGTTTTAGTGGATGTAGTATCACATGGGGTGATGAACTACAGAATAGATTAAAAGAGAGATATAGCACCCTTGTTGCTAATCACTATGATTGTGGTCATGTCAACATATCCGTGTGTGGTGTTAGTAATGATAATATTACAAGAAACACAATCAAATATTTGCAAAACACATCAACGGATGTGGTTGTTATACAATTTACAGTAACATCAAGAATCGATTATTTTGATAAGAAGAAAGAACCTCAGTTGTATACACCACAATGGATTAGATCTAACACTCAAAGAGATTATTACACAAGAGTATACAATGATGTGCTTGGTGTAGAAAATCTTTGGAAAAATATTTTTCTATTTGACTCATATTGTAAGAGTGTTGGTCAAAAGTATGTTTCCTTGATTGCAGAGCACTTTGAGCCTAGTATCCTTAGACCTGAAGAATTTTATAATGGACATGTTGGATATTGGAGACAACTTTGTAAAAATTATACACCTAACTTTATACAATTTCATTTGTTAGGGGGTGATAGGGATAATCCAGAGAATTATGCTCAAGGTAGAAATGGTGGGCATCCAAGTGCGGAAGGACACAAAATAATGGCAGAAAAAGTTATTGAGTTGATAGACGCTATATAAACTGTTATAATGATTATGACTGAACTCTAATTATGGCTAAAGGATTTAAGGTGGTATCTAAACCACCCAAAAATGAATCGACAGAAGATTCCTATCTTCAAAAGGCGAAAGAACTTCTAAAAGGTAAAAGTGTTGTTTTTTGTTTACCTGGTAGAGGAGTATCATATATCTTTCTAAAGAATTTCGTATCACTTTGTTTTGAGTTGGTGCAGAACGGAGCAAACATTCAGATAGCACAAGACTATAGTTCTATGGTGAACTTTGCTAGATGTAAGTGTCTTGGTGCAAACGTCCTCAGAGGACCTGATCAATTACCTTGGGATGGTAAACTCAACTATGATTATCAACTATGGATTGATAGTGACATAGTATTTACTAATGAAAGTTTCTATCGTGTTCTTGCAATGGATAAAGATATTGCAGGTGGTTGGTATGCAACTGAGGATGGTAGAACTACATCATGTGCACATTGGTTAGAAGAGGATGATTTCAAAGAGAATGGTGGAGTCATGAATCATGAGATGGTTGATGGTATTGTCAAGAGACGCAAACCATTTACTGTAGACTACTCTGGGTTTGGTTGGTTGCTTATCAAGAAAGGTGTATTTGAACATGCAGAGATGAAGTATCCTTGGTTTGCACCACAGATGCAGGTGTTTGATTCTGGTGAAGTGCAAGATATGTGTGGTGAAGATGTATCATTCTGTCTTGATGCAATCAAAGCAGGTTTTGAAATATGGATAGATCCACAGTGTAGAGTCGGTCATGAGAAAACTAGAATCATATAGATACTTCCGATGATCAATATAACGAACATGGAATTATATGACATATACATCAAAGGGTCACTAGAGTTCAAATCAATAACAGAGGAGGAAATGGAAGATAAAGTTCAAGAATTGGCAGAGGATTATTACAGGGAAGGGTTCCCACATCCTGACGAAATAGAGGTAAGATATCTTGGACATGAAGACGACCCTCAATAGAGGGTCTTTTTTTTGCTCTAAATAATGATAAATATACCCAGACTATAAAGATCTAGTGCCAGCACAGACTTTTTCACAAGGATTCAAAGATATTTCTTTATCTTTCAAGAAACATCCCGTAACGGATGATATTCTTGTGCTCAATAATGAAGATGCTATAAAACGTTCTGTACAGAATCTAGTTCGCATACAAACAGGAGAGGTATTTTTCAATAACTTAATAGGATCACGTATAAGTGGTTCATTGTTTGAACTTGCAAGTGATGATTATGTTGATCCGATTCAAAAGGAGATTGAGACAAGTATAAAGAATTTTGAACCCAGAGTAACCCTGACAGATGTAAAATTTGTTTCTACACCTGACGAAAACTCAATTGATGTAACTATATTTTATGATATTGTTGGACTCAATACACCAACTCAATCAGTCAACTTTATTCTCGAACCAACTAGGTTATAATGGCACTGCAACAATTCACAAACCTAAATTTTGAAGATATTAAGTCTTCTATAAAGGATTATCTGAGAGAAAACTCCAATTTCTCGGATATGGATTTCGAGGGATCTAACCTATCAGTTATAGTAAACTTATTAGCATATAATTCATATACGACAGCGTATAATAGTAATATGATAGTCAATGAGACATTCATTGACAGTGCTACACTAAGAGAAAACGTTGTTTCTCTTGCAAGAAACATAGGTTACGTGCCTAGGTCTAAGAGAGCAGCAAAAATGCTCGTTGATTATAATATGACAGGTATATCAACGACAACATCAACTGTTACATTTCAACCTGGTGTAATTGCAAATGGGAGTGTGTCAAATGTGAATTACATATTTTCTATACCAGAAAAAGTAACTGGCACTGCATCAGATGGCACAGCAGTTGGAACTATTGAAATGTTTCAAGGACAATATCTTAAATCTACATTCGTAATAAATGATTCTCAACCTAATCAAAGATTCATAATACCTAATAATGGTGTAGATACATCTACGATAAGAATAAATGTAAAAGAGAATAATGCAAGCACAACTGCCACTGAGTATAAACTCGTAGATAATATTATAGGTGTCACCTCAACATCAAACATATATCTTATACAAGAAACAACGGATGAGAAGTACGAGGTGCTATTTGGAGATGGTATATTCGGTGCAAAATTAAATAATGGCAATGTCATTGATGTATCATACATCAAGACTGAGGGAAAGAATGGTAATGGTGTTGCTAGAGTGTCTTTTGCAGGTATCGTAAATGATGAAGACGGTGCCACTGAAACTAACCTCACAACAACTCTCTCACCACAATTTCCTTCAGAAAATGGTGATGAAATAGAAGATTTACGCAGTGTCAGATACTATGCTCCTAGACTTTACTCGTCTCAACATAGAGCAGTGACTGCAAGTGATTACGAAGCAATAGTCCCCTCAGTGTATGCAAACATAGAGTCTGTTAGTGCCTTTGGGGGAGAAGAATTGACACCTCCCAAGTATGGAAGAGTTTATATCGCTGCTAAACCTAAGAATGGATCTTTCTTATCAGAGTTTACTAAAAAACAAATATTATCATCATTGAAAAGTTATTCTGTAGCAGGTATTGTGCCTGAATTGATTGACTTAAAGTTTTTATATGTTGAAGTTGATAGTTACGTGTATTACAACTCTAACTTTGTCGGTGATCCTGATAACTTGAAGACTGACGTTATCAGTTCACTAAACAATTTTGCAAGTGGTACAGAATTGAATAAGTTTGGTGGTAGATTCAAGTATAGTAAAGTTTTGTCTCTCATTGATCGTGTTAGTGATTCAATTACATCAAACATAACCACAATTAGAATAAGAAGGAATTTAGTTGCACAAATCAACGTATTCAGTCAATATGAGATATGCTTTGATAATACGTTCCATAGAAATGAATCTAATTATAATATAAAATCAACTGGATTTACTGTATCAGGAGTGCAGGGGACTGTATATTTCTCTGACCAACATACCTCAGGTGATAAGGGATCATTGTTCCTATTCCAAATCGATTCTGACTCATCCGTCAAGATACTGTCTTCATCATTTGGATCTGTAGATTATGCAAAGGGTGAAGTAATTATTGATACTGTAAACATAACTTCTACAGTACAATCTGATAATATTGTAGAGATACAAGCAGTGCCTCAATCTAATGATGTACTAGCAAGAAAAGAATTATACCTGCAATTTGACGTATCAAATAGTAATTTCTATATGAGAGAAGATCCAATATCTTCTGGTGCGAATACGTCAGGCACAAGATATGACCCTCAATCAAGTTATTCAAATGGTGCCAAGGTTAGAGGAGCGATGATAGTAAGCACATCATCTGCTACCACTCTGGTCGGATATGTGAACGGACAACCTTACTATGGTGCTTTCCATACTATGTCTAATGGAAATAAAATGACAGGAGCATCTCACTCACCTGATAGTCTTCCAATAACAAGCACCCCGACAAGTCCGATAGATACTTCATCAACACCTGTGTCTTCGACATCAACCACATCATCAACTACATCATCAACTTCAACATCAACATCATCATACAGTAGTGGATACTAATGATCCAGACATCGATTACAAAAGTAAAAGTAAATGAAATAATTCAGAGTCAAATACCAGAGGTAATTGATACTGAGAATCCTCGCTTTGGCGAGTTTATGAAACAATACTATATCTCTCAAGAATTTCAAGGGGGAGCGATTGATATAGTTGACAATCTAGTAGAGTATAAAGGTCTAGATTTTCTAAACAACGAGACTCTGACTGGGTTTACGACAATAGCACAATATGCCAACGGAAGAGATACTACAATATTTGTTGACTCTACAAAAGGATGGCCGAATCAGTGGGGTCTCTTAAAAGTCAATAATGAGATAATAACTTATACAGGTATAGGTAGCACATCATTCACTGGATGTGTGAGAGGATTTAGTGGTATAGAGAATAATAGAAAGACAAATGATCCTGAGTACCTCACCTTCACTCAATCAGGTATTGGTACACATGCTGTAAATGATAAAGTAACAAATCTTAGTAATGTATTCCTAAATGAGTTTTTGAAAAAACTCAAGAAACAAATTTTACCTGGTTTTGCGGAGAGAGGACTATCTGAAAAATTAGACCAAAGAAATTTTATAAGACAATCAAAGGATTTCTACAAATCTAAGGGAACTGAAGAAGCATTCAAATTATTATTTGGTTCATTGTATGGTGTGAATGTTGATATGATTCAACCATCAAAATATGTCATAAAACCATCTGATGCTGATTATGTTGTAAATGATGTATTATTATGTGAGTTAGTATCTGGTAATCCACTTACCATATCTGGTCAAAGTTTGATTCAAGAGACAACTCCTCTTCAAACAAGTGGTTCAATCAATAGTGTTGAGAGAGCAGTTATAGGTGGCAAATCATATTACAAAATTGCCATATCAAAAGGGACTACAATCGGTAAATTCCAGCAGATAGGTAAAACATTTATTACTAATACTTCAGGTGTAGGTGCTACTGTACTGAATGTAGATTCTACCATAGGATTTGGAGCTACAGGCACAATATCATTTGAGAATAGAACTTTAGAATACACAGGTAAGAATTACACTCAATTTACAGGTATTGATGCACTTACATCACCATGTGGTATAGGATCAACTGTTAGATCAGGCATAGTTGCTACCTCTTATGAAAATGGCAATTTAAACTCTCCTGTTAGATTCAATGTATTGGGAGTTCTCAATAAATTTGTAGGATCAGCGATAAATCAGCAAGAAGATGCAAATATCAACATTAGTCAACTCGGTAAGATAGAAACAGAACTAAAATACTCCACATGGATTTACAATAACTCTTCATGCTATAGCATTGATGCATTTTACTTACAGAGTACAAATAATTATGTTTTCAAATTAGCATCCGATGATTATTCTTTATACGTTGGAGATCAAATAGAGGTCATTGATCAAAGTGACCCTGATAGCGTGTTAGATGGTAGTATCACTTTTGTTTTTGCAAAAGGCACACCCTCTGGATCTATCTCAGTAAACGTTCCAACTCTTGATGGCACTAAAAAGTATAAGATAAGAAGAAAACTTAAATTACAAGGAGATACCACAGCCGATGTGCAAAACACATATACAGATGGTAAGGTTCCCTATGTTACATCAAATAGTTTACCTCATTGGACTATAGATCCTCAAAAAAGGATAAGGTCATTTACTAATTCTGGTATATCTACCACACAAGTAGAAATAAGTGTACCAGACCATAATCTCCATGATGGAGACCTTGTAGTATATTCATCATCTGGTATAGGAACACTCACTAACCTTAATGAGGGAGAAGCATACTATATCAAGAAGGTAGATGATAATACTGTAAAACTTGCATATACAGGTGAGAACGTAAGAAGGGGTCAGTTCCTGACTGCTTTCATTGGTAATGATATTCAAGGGAATACGTCTCATTCACTTACACCATTCTCCATATTTGGATATGAATTAGGTGCTCAAAAAATATTGAGAAAATTTGATGAACCTGAATTCGGAGATACAAAGGATAAAACTGTACAAGGTGGTGTTGGTTTATTCGCAAACGGAGTGGAGGCATACTCCTACAAATCATCTGATCTTGTTTATTTTGGACCTTTGCAGAATGTCGAGGTTCTTAATACTGGATCTGGATATGATGTTATAAATCCACCTAGTTTATCAATCACACAGGACGGACATACTGGTGCAGGTGCGTCTGTTATAGCACAAGTAGAGGGTACATTAGAAGAAATACTTGTTGATACTGAAGGATTTGATTATGAAGAGACACCTACAGTAAAAATTGTTGGAGGCAATAATACAACAGCCATAGCGAAAGCAAAGATGAAGTTTGTAAATCAAACTGTGGAGTTTGATTCTACATCTACTGGTGGTGTGGTCAATACTGCAACTGATAGATTCGTATTCCCAACACCTCATGGTTTCAAAGATGGTGAGGAGATAATATATGATGCAAACGGTAGTACCACTATAGGAATTGGTGTAACACCTGGCACACTGGTAGACACTGCTTCATACTTTGTTGTCAAGTTAGATGATTTCCAAATACACTTATCAGAGTCAAGCACTAAGGCATTAGCAGGTATCGGCACACTTCCAATTACAACAAATGGTGGTGGATTGCAGAAATTTACAACGACAGCTAGAAGACAGAAAGTTGATAAAGTTCTTGTAGAAGATATTGGATTTTTTAAGAACAGAGAGATACAAACCATAACAGGTATCAACACATTCACAAACACTGTAAATATATCTGATCATGGTTTTGAAGATGCTGAGAAAATCAAATATTCGTCAAACGTAAGTGCTATTGGAGGTCTTACAAACAATGCTGAATATTTTGTTGATAAGATTGATGATAATAACTTTAGATTATGTGAGGTAGTAGGTCTTGCTACTCATGTAGAACTCAGGGACAATGGATTAGGAACTCATGTATTCCAAGATCCACCTATCTCTGTTGACATTAGTGGTAGACAAGGTATTTCTACAACAAATGCTACTGCCACACCTATAATACGAGGTAAAATTATATCAGTCCATGTAAATGAGAAAGGAAGTGATTATGGATCTACAGTTATAAATGACAACTACAAACCGACCATAGAAGCGACAGTTGGTAAGAACGCATTTATGCAACCGTTTGTTGTAAATGGCCAAATTGATCAAATTATCATCAAACATGGTGGAGAAAATTTCTTTAGCACACCTGATATTATTATCGAGGGTGATGGTGTAGGATGTAAGGCAAAAGCAAACGTCACTAATGGTACTATAACCAGTATTGATATTATTGAAAAAGGTGCTGGATATAGTCAAGCGTCTACTACAACTTATGCTAAAACACCAGGTGAGGGTGCTATATTATCTGCGTCTGTAAAAGAGTGGAGAATCAATCAAGTAGAGAGATATGCTAAGTTTGGTGATGTAAAGGATGATGATGGATTCTTGGAGACACCAAGAGTTGCAGAATTAGGTAACCCTTATGTAAACTACTATGTTCCTAGAAACCTCAGAAACTTTTTGGGTGATTTGGGACAAGACCACTCACCAATAATAGGTTGGGCTTACGATGGAAACCCAATTTACGGTCCTTACGCTGTGGTGGATGGTAGCAAGAAGTATATTGAATCGAGTTATCGTAAGTTAGCAGGTCAAAGGGTTGACGGACCTAACATCAGCATATATCCAGCTGGATTCTTTGTAGAAGATTTCACATATGTTGAAGGCACTGGTGATCTTGATGAGCATAATGGTAGATTTGCTGCTACACCTGAGTTTCCAAATGGTGTGTATGCATATTACACCACAGTCAATCCTATAGAAGTACAGAACGCTAACAGTCCCTTCAATGGAGTAAGGACTCCTACATTCCCATACATTATTGGTGACACGTATCACTCAAAATTACAAGAATTCAATATTGCGTTTGAATCTATACAAGATCTTGACCCAATAGCATTGAATCTTGTGAGAAATACCGAACCATATAATATTCGTGAGTATGAATTTGTACCTAATGCAAACAAGAATACAAATATAAATTCTAAAATATCAAATGTCAAAAATGGTGGTATAGAAAGAATTGATGTAGTAACAGCAGGTAAAAATTATAATGTTGGTGATAGTCTTGTATTTGACAATCAATTTACACGAGGTAAGGGTGCTATAGCAAAAGTTAGTCATGTTGAGGGACCTGGTATAACCACAATTACATCAACTATAACCACTAAAGAGAACGTGGTATTAGTATCTAATGGTAATGTGGTGACTGCTATAAACTCAGAACCTCATGGACTTACTAATAATATATCTGTAGAGATCATAGGCATATCAACTGATACACACACTAATCTTACAGCAAATACGAGAATAAGTCTAAAGGATGTGAGCACTGGTCTTGGTGTGTCCATGGGCACATCTGCTGCTACAGGATTGACGACAAGTGTAATAATTAATGAGTGGATGCCTGACATTACTGCAAATAATAAATTCAAAATCAATGATATAGTTCAAATTGATAGCGAGCAACTCAAGATACTCAACTTTGATGTTAAAAATAATAGATTAGAATTGTTGCGAGCACAGAACAGCACGACTGGTGCTGCTCATACATTTGGTAGTAAAATAACAAGACTTGAAAATGAGTTTACATACGCATTAGAGAAATCAGTAATATTAGATACACCAGAGGATGTAAGTTACTACTTTAATGCAGAGAGTTCTGTAGGTACAGGTAATACATTTGGTGTAGGAATCGGCACTACAGTTACAGTAGCTGGAAGAGGTGGTAATCAAATAACATCATTCCATAATAATGAGACAAAAAATATTTTTATACCAACAAGGTCTTTTTACTTACCAGATCATCCATTCAAAACAGGAGACAAAGTAGAGTATAATCCTGGTGCTGGTACATCAATAAAGTATCAGACTGACGCTATGAAACGTGTCAATGTCACCTTTACCAGACCTATGCCACCAGAGGTGTTTGTTCAAAAGATTGATAATAATCTTATTGGTATTGTCACTACAAGAACTGGTATAGGATCTGACTTGGAAAGGGTGATGTTGAGTGCTAATGCAGGTATTGGTAACACTCACTTCTTCAAAACAAAGAGAGATGTTGTAACAGGGACAGTGAGAATAATAGATGTATCTGCTACATCAAATAATCATACATTCAAGACTGATGATAGAATTGATCTTACAGTTGTATCATCCGCAACCAGTTCTATCACAGCAGTTTATGATCCTGGCACAAGATTTGTAAGTATTGGTAGCTCTGTCAATCCACCTATCTCTCTGACTCTTGGAGATACATTAGAAATTGACACATCTGACGTATCACTTGATAATACAAAATTATCATTCTTCTTAGATAAAGACTTCAATAAACCTTTTGTAGGAACAGGTAAATCTGCGATAGAAGTCATCAATACAGGTATACCTGGTAATGCTGGATCAAAAACATCTATACACTTTACCAATCGTGTCCCAGACGTATTATACTATAAGTTTTTACCACTTCAAAATACAAAAATAATTGAGACTAATAAAGATATAAAAGATTTCTCTAAAATATTCGTAAACACAAGTGTGTTTACTGGTGGACATACAATATCAACAACTTCAGCAAATACATTTGGATTCAACTTGACAAGAGTGCCAGAAAGAGTGGGATACTCAAGTGCATCTCAACTTTCATACTTTACTGACTCTAATAATGTTACTGGTGGTGTAGCAAGAGTATTACTACAAGGTGGTGGTGTATTTTACAAAGATCTACCGCAAGTATCTGTAGCATCAACAACAGGATCATCAGCGAATCTAAAGGCGTACAGCAGTGTCATAGGTGCTATCGACAAGGTGCAGATGGTTGACACTGGATATGATTATCCATCTGACTTGACGCTTCAACCACAGGCAGCAGTGCCACAGGTTTTATTTTTGAAGGATAACTTTGCTGTTGATAGTGTCGCTATAACATCAACAGGAAAAAATTATCTTACACCTCCTGAGTTTGTTGTTTACAATAGCAAAACAAATACAGTGAATGAAAATGCTAAGTTTGAGGCAGAGATAGAGGGTGGAGCAGTATCCAATGTCAAGATTGTGACAGCTGGAGGAAACTTAAGTTCAGGTGATGTTGAATTACTTGCGGTAAACAATAGTAATGGTGTTGGTATCATAAGTGCCACATACAATGACCCTAACGTAACACTTAGACTCCAAACTCCTCTTACAGGATTCAACACAGCCGTGCCTATGCCATTCAGTGTTGGTGATAAGGTATTTGTAGAGAATGTTGGTGTTTCAACAGGTAATGGTTATAACTCCTCTGATTTTGGATACCAAACATTCACACTAACTGGAATTGATACTGCTTTTGGAAATGTAAATGGAGCGACAATAACATACGAAGTTGACAAAGATCCTGGCACACATGACTTTGCCAAGTATGGCACAGTGACAAAAGATAAAGATCTTGCTAAGTTCAAAGTAAATCTTATTGAATCAACCTTCTTGAATGGTGAACCAGTGGTATCATCATCAGGTAAAGAGGCAAAAGTTATAATAGGTGAAGGTAAAACAAGAAATGTTTTACGTATTGACACCCTTGTTGGATTCAATACTGGTGACGTTGTAACAGGTAAGTTCTCCAAAGCAGGTGGTACGATAGATTCAAGTCAAAAGTATACTGGTTACTTTACTCTTGACACATCTACAGAGAAACCTTTTGGATGGGAAAGAGACACAGGAAAAACAAATGATTTTTATCAGAGAATACAAGATAATGATTACTATCAAAGTTTTGCATACTCTCTCAAGAGTTTTGTAGGCATCAATAGTTGGAGTGAACCAGTTGATTCACTCGCACACATAGCAGGTTTCAAAAAACACTCAGATCTTCTTATAAATTCTGTTCCAACTACAGCACCACAACCTGCTGGAATATCATCAGGTGCTGGTAACGTCGTTGTAATTGACGCACAAGCATCATTGCTTGATAAAGTCAATTTCGATCTTGTAAGTGAGAACACAAATCTTGATGAGAATATAAGTGATGAAGTATCATTTACATCTGGTAGATTTGGGGATGCGATTATATGCAAATCTAATAGAGTTTTAGATATAGATGATCTAAGTCCACAGTTCTACTCTGATCCTGATCTTATAAGATCCGTTGAACTTGATACATTTGACATGTTGACAGGAGGACCTGGTGGTGATGGTATCAGTGCAATCAAATATTATGCACAAGTGGTTCTTGATACATCGCTAGGTATATCATTCAATGCTACTCAATACTCAGAATTTGTAGTGTTTCATGATGGCACAACTGCTTATCTCAATACATATTCGGAACTAAGTGATGCTGGAGATCTTGGTGAATTTACCACTGATGTTAGTGGTCCTCTTGCGAGTGTGCTTTTTGTACCAAATAATTCAGCGTTTAGTTATGATATTACATTCCACAAAGAGATCATCACTAATGGTGTAGGTGTTGCTTCAACATCATTTGGATTCCAAGAATACAAAGGTATGACAAAGCAACTTAATGTATTTGGATCTGCAGTGGTACAAGAGGTAGATGCAATCGATGGTACTATGTACAAATCTGGAAGTATACTTGTGTCAGCGAGAGGACCGTTAGGTGAGAAAGAGATAGATGAATTTACTTGGTTAGCAAATGGAGCGAACCAAGTTCTATTCACAAACTTTGGTAACATGGATGCTGATACTGATATAGGAACATTCCAAGTCAATATGTTGAGTAATGTATTGAAACTAAGGCATACAGCTCCTGTGGGTATGGCAGTCACAGTGTCAGCATTATCAAGATCAGTGGGTGTAGCACAAACTCATGGTAATACTGGTATCACTGGGTCTTATGTGGTAGGAGATACTGAACTTGATGGCACATTCACAACAATCGTTGCAAATGGATCACCATCACTACAGGTCATATCGACAAAATCATACAGCAACTACACAACTTGTAGATTCCATGTTGAAATTAATAACACTACTGATAACACATATTCTGTATTCATAGTCGGTGCTAATTCGTTTGGTGGCAATGCCTCATACAACAAATATAATAACTTGTACACAGATGACGCTGAGAAACGTAACATTGACAATACTGACATACATATTACTGGTAGTAGCACTCAACTACGGTTCTTACCAGTTGCAAATAAAGCGTATACAGTAAGAGTAGCTGAACTCAAGATTGACAAACCAGATTCAGTATCAAGTAATCAAACATATAACCTATAATGTCATTTCAATTAGGGTCACTCAATAAACAATTTAATACTGAAAGTGAGAGTTTTCAAAGGTCATTCAACCTTACACATAAGGGTGACCCTATTTTTTCTCACGAATTTGATGGTGCTAGTTCAACAAAAGTTATTGTTAGTTCAAATACATTTGTTATAAAGAATCATTTTTTTGTGACTGGTGAGGAATTGACATATGATGCGACAGGAATGGCAGCGATTGGTATAGATCATAACAGCAGTGGTATTGGAGCTGATACGTCTTTACCATCAAGTGTTTTTGTTATTAAGGTAGATGAAGATAGATTCAAGGTTGCTGCCTCTAAAGCACTTGCTCTAGCAAATGATCCGATAGGTTTGACAACAGTAGGGGTTGGAAGCACACATAGATTTACTGCACAAAAATTAGACACCAAGTGTATTATAGCGATTGATAACGTTATACAGTCACCACTTCTTAGTAATACTGGTACAGCGACAACAACAGAGAATACAATGTTGAATCGTGAGGTGAGATTTGCTGATGTAAGAGGTTTTAGTCAATATGACTTGGTGCAAATAGGTAATGAGATACTCAGAATACAAGTTATAGGTTTTGGTACAATGTCTAATAATGTATTGTTGGACAGAGCATGGATGGGAACTTTTGAAGAGTCACATACATCCAATGCAACAGTGACACTACTAAAAGGTGATTATAACATAAGACAGGATAAAATACATTTTGCTGATGTTCCATTTGGAGGAACTAGACAGAAGATAGGTGTATCATCGGCATCAGTTGATGTAGGAGCTAGCGTATTTACTGCACTGACAGAAATATTTGACACTGGAACCAAGGTCAAACTAAGATCAATCAACCCACCTGCACCTCTGACAGGAAATAGGGATTATTTTATTATCAAGAATGCCACTAACAATTTCTCATTTGCAGAAACACAAGGTGATGCACTCACAGGTGTTGGTATAACACTTACATCAGCAGGGATAGGCACTCATAATCTTCTTGTTGCAGATGTTGTGGAGGGATCTGAATTTCAGGGTAGATCATTCATAAGATCAGATTATTCAGGCAATTTCTTATTAGATGACCTCTCATCTGGATTCACTGGTATTGCTAAAACATTTACCATGAAATCTGGTGGTGGTAACATAACAGGTATCAATACTGACTTCGGTGTAATTCTACTCAATAATACATTCCAAAAACCTGGCACAGACTACAATTATAATGAGGTTGGTGGTGCCACTTCAATTACATTTACTGGCAATAATATATCAGGATTGACAGAGACTTACAGCACCTCTGATGTAAACGCAAATAGATTACCTAGAAAAGGTATTATATCTGGTCTTGGTAACACTCAAGGATTTGGATACCAGCAAATACAAGCTGGTTTTGGAACTGCTGTGGTCTCTGGTTTTGGTACTATAACTGTGGCAATGGGATACACAGGTTCAGGTTATAGAAGTGCTGGCACACAATTCAAGGTAAGAGTTATAGGTGGTAATCCAACAACTGCAGCAGCAGGTACATTCTCTGTGCAAGATGGTAGGATCAAAAAAGTATTCATGGATGGCACACCAGGTGTAGGTTACACTCACACCAACGTGCCATTATTAGAATTTGATTCTCCATATGGTTATGATGATATAAAACTTATCAGTGCTAACACTGGTATTGGTGCATCTGTATCGATCAAGATTGGTATAGGTGACAGTATATCTCAGACAGAGATAACAAATACAGGATATGGTTTCACTGTGGGTGAACAACTAACCATAGCAGGTATACCTACAAACTTCAGTGCTGGTACAAATTTCCAACCTGCCACCTTTACTGTAACTGAAACCAGTGATGATAAATTCTCTGGTTGGGTATTAGGTAAGTTTCAAATATTAGATGATTTTTCTGACGAATTCAATGGAAGTAAAACTCAATTCACAATCACAGAAAATAACTCACCAATCAGTATAGAAACACAATCGGGTAGTCCTATAAGTCTAGATGACGTATTACTTGTATTCATAAATGATGTGTTACAGAAACCAGGTGTGGCATATCAGTTTACTGGTGGCACACAGATAAAATTCACTGAAGCACCAGCACTAGGATCATCTTTACAGGTTCTATTTTATCGTGGAACTGATGCTGATATAGGCACTGCAGAGGCGGTTGAGACAATCACTAAGGGTGACATAATCACCATCAATAGTCCACCAGCAAATAGATCTATCCTTACACAGGACTCAAGAACAATTAGAGAAACAGTTTCAAGAGATACACTACAGACCACGATATACAAAGGTCAAGGAATCACTGCTGCTAAAACACCTCTTAGGCCAGTAACATGGAGAAAGCAAGCAAATGATAAGATCGTAGATGGTGCAAAAGTAAGTAAAGCAAGAGGATTATATGCAGGTCAAATATTCCCTGCCACTCGTATTATCAAAGATGTAGCGGTCACAGACACTGTGGTGTATGGTCAATCTGGTATTATTGGGTTTACAAAAACTGAAGACCCCAACACCTCTAGTTTTGGTGTCAAGATTGTAGATACTGATAAAAATAATACTGGATTTGGCACAACTGGATTCACTAACCCATATAAATCAATCTCTGATGTGACTATGGAAGGTGACCAAGGTGTGATTGTTGGTATTGGATCTACCACAAAAGGAATACAATTTGAGTTTTCTATTCCATCTAATTCTGTGCTTAGAGATAATACTTTTGGTGGATTCACAGAAACTGGAATAGGAACTGGTGATTATTTTGTAGTCAGTAGATCTAATGTTGGTGGTGGTGTTACAGCAAGGACATCAAATGGATCAGCAGTCGTCGGTATGAGCACAATTTGTCTTGATGGTGTATACCAAGTGAGTCATATCACAAGAGTTGGTTCAGGTCAAACTATCAGGGTGCACACAGAAATTTCAGCAAATCATGGACTTAGCGTAACTGGACTTAGTTCAGGTGCAGGTAATTACTATGGTGCATATTCTTACGCCAAATTTACAAC